CTGAAGGACACATATCCGGAGGAATGGGATGAGTTTCCCGATGATAGCTGCGAGACAGACTGCGGGGATCTTCCGGAGGCCGAAAGCGCAGAAGATGGCAAGCCCTTTGATCCTGCTCTTGTGGCCTGCGCAAAGCTCGGCGTCAACGGCCTGTGCCAGGATGCGTACAGGAACGCCTTCGAGCATGGGTTCTATGACTACAGCAAGACCACGGAACAGGCGCTCATCTCAATGGGCCTTGAACTCGAAGCGCACAATACGCAGCAGAAGCTGACAAAGCTTGCTCTGATCGGCAGCGAAGTCGGCGAGGCGGTACGTGCTGTGCAGCACGGTGACAGCGCCGCTCTTGCCGAAGAACTGGCCGATGTCTGCATCCGCGTGTTTGACATGTGCGGATGGTTGGACATCGAATTGGGCGATGAGATCATCCGGAAAATGGCAATCAACAGGACCAGACCGTACATGCACGGCAAAAAGGCTTGACAAAATGTCCGAATGACGTCCGAATGGCGACCTTGACGGTTCCGCAAAGCTATGGTATGATTTCTACAGTGAATTCGCGCGCCTGAGAGAAGGCGCGCGTTTTCTGTATGTCCTGCCTGAATCCGATCATAGCAAATAACCGGGGAAGGAGGTTATATCGGCTCCGCGGCGCTCCTTACGCGGAGGTTATCAACGCGAACATCGCCAGGTTCGCATGACCGATCTCAAGGAGGATTCACATGTTATCCACAATTACACAACGGTTCAAATCAAACCCCACGCTGTATTACGCGCTCTCCATCTGCGCGACCTGGGCCGGCATCGGCTCATTGATGAACGGCGTCACAATGACGCAGACCTATGGCGTCATCCCGTCCCTGATCTGGGTGTTCGGAAACGTCGTGGCCTGCATCCTGTTCGGCGCTGTGGCCCTGAAGATTCCGAAGGTTCGGGAAGTGTTCGGCTCGAAGATCATGAAATGGATCTGCGGCCTGATGTGCGTCTTCCAAGCATGGCTGAGTATGAACGGCACACAGACCATCTTCGCCGACACGCCCATGGGCGAAAACTTCGGCATGATCATCGCCTACGTCATGGCGGCCGTTTTCCTGCTGATCCTGCTGAAGTACGGCATGATCAGGAATGTACTGACAGACGGCTTCGGCTGGATCATCGTCTATCTGCTGGCGTTGGCCGTTACCGTCGCGGCAATGATCCACTCACGAGGCAGCTACAACGCCATACCGATGGTCGCTGACGCGGACAGCATGAAGACTGGCATCTGGAAAGCGATTCTGCTGCTTCCGGGGCCGTTCACATATCCGTACTTTTTCGAGATACTCAACTACAACGACGCGAACGAAGACGGCACCCGTACCGTGAATGTCAAAAGGGCGTTCACACTGGGCGGCGTGTTCTTCGGCGTCTATATGGCGATCATCTTCCTGCTGGCCTGGGCGCAGTTCACGCCGGCGCTGAACATCGTCAAAGCGTTCCTGATCACGATCATCGGCGCCTCTACACTGTCCTCCTCCATGTACAGCATCTATATCGCCTTCGGGAAAAAGGTCGGGCTGGCGATCAACGCCGGTCTGATTCTGTTCTGGGCCGTGCTGATCCCGCTGGGCGTCATGGGCATGTGGACGCTGATGGCCTCGGTGCGCATCTACTTCGTCGGCGCGGGCATCCTGTTCGCCATCAGCTGGAACCTGTGGGAGAAGCGGAAGAAGGTGGCCTCGTGAAAAAGGTCATCGGCTCAAAGCACCGTACAGCCAATGGAGAGTGGCTCGACGCCCTGGCCAATATAGAATCTCTGGTGACGCCGGAAGAGGTTGGAGCCTTCGCGGAGACGGCGACAGAGCGAATCCGCAGCGCTGCGCGCGGCCGGCATGCCGCTTACGCGTGGTCCGGAGGCAAGGACAGCATCGTCCTCGCAGATCTGTGCGAAAAGGCCGGCGTCCATGAAGGCTACTTCGCCTACTGCGACCTGGACTACCCGGCGTTCATTCGCTGGTGCGAGGCCAACAAACCGGAAGGCGTGAAGATGATGCACACTGGCTACGGTCTCGATCTGCTGGTTGAGCACCCTGAGCTGATCTTCGCCCGCGGCACTCATCTGCTGGAACCGATGAAGGCCATCGTGAAGCGCCTGATGGACGAGGGCAAATCGATCCCGGAGATCGGAAAGCAGCTCGGCATGCGTCCGGAAGAGATCTTCCGTCTCTCCGGTTTCACACGCGATGAATTCCTGGACCTGATGACGGAAGGCGTGACCGGCTACAGCAGAGCCGTCATCTACCGTCATGTTTGACACCTGTGCGCTGGGCGGGCCGGAAACGGCTCTCCCGGCGCTTTTCTTTACGCCCTATGCGGAAGTAGGGTTTGATCATGAAGCGCGCGGAAGGCTCGTTGCAACGGGCCGGAAGGCCAGCCAATAACGAATGAGGTGGTGATGTGATACAGACACGCGACGGTCCGAATTGGAAGAAGATCAAAGCAGAGTACATCCGAGGCGGCATCTCACAGCAGAAACTCGCCGATAAATACGGCGTTTCCATATCGACTATTGAGCGCCGGGCGCGGCTTGAAAAGTGGACTGAGCTGCGCAGAGCCCGCGAAGGGAAAGCTGCGGAAAAGCTGGTGGAAAAAACGGCCGATATTCAGGCCGACACAGCGACCCGCCTTTTGCAGATACAGAGCAGGGCCGCGCTGGCGGTTTATGAGAAGCTCCTGCAGAACATAGAAAACTACCCGGACGGCGTCGGCATAAAGACCGTGCGCGAAACAGTAGAGGTCAAAAAGATCAAGGTGAATGACAAGGAGCGTGACGTTCCTCTGCATTCCACCTTCACCAACGATCTGGAATCCATCGTGCGCTCCATGGCCGCGTTGGCAAGGATGCTCGGCATTGACGCCGCATCGAAGCACGCCCAGGAACGTTTCGACTTCCAGAAGAAACAGGGCGGCGGAGACGAAGATATCGACACCTTCAACGATCGCATGGTGTCCCTGGCTGAACTGATCCGGCATCCGCTCCCGGACAGGACCATGGATGAAGTGGAGGCGGCGGCGCCAACAGATCAGACGGCAGGTGATTCCAATGGCTGAGTACGCGCCGCTTACGGCGAAACAGTGCCAGTACATAGACCGCACCGACCGCTGCTGGCTGAACGTGGCCGAGGGCGGAAAACGCGCCGGCAAGAATATCATCAACCTCATCGCCTGGGCCGCGTGCCTGCAGGATCATCCTGACAAGCTGCATCTGGCCGCGGGCGTTTCGATTTCCGCCGCAAAACTGAACATTGTGGACAGCGATGGATTTGGGCTGAAATGGATCTTCAAGGGCCGATGCCGCGAAGGGCAGTACGAAGACCGCGACGCGCTTTTCATCCGCACGCGGACGGGCGAGAAGATCGTCCTTATCAGCGGCGGCGGCGACAAGCTGACAGCGGCGAAGATCAAAGGCCAGACGTACGGAAGCGTGTATGTCACTGAGGCGAACGAGTGCCACTCCGATTTCATCAAGGAAGTTTTCACCCGCACGCTGTCCAGCCATAACAGAAAGATTTTCTTCGACCTGAACCCGATGCCGCCGAGCCACTGGTTCTATGAGGAAATCCTGGACTTCTACGACAGGGAATCGGCAGCCGGCTCTATTACCGGATACAACTATGAGCACTTCACGGTGCTCGACAATTTATCTATCTCCACCGACAAACTGCAAACGCTGCTGAAAACCTACGACAAGGGCAGCATCTGGTATCAGCGCGATATCCTGGGCCTGCGAACCTCCGCCAGCGGCCGCATTTACGGCGCGTACCACTACGACGATGTAGCCGTCACAAAGGAATGGCTGCGAGAGCAGCAATTCGTCGAGCTGACCGTTGGCATCGATGTGGGCGGCACGGACGCGACGGCGGCCACGCTGACCGGCCTGACGCGCGGATACAAGACACTCTGCCACATCGACGGCTACTACCACAAGCAGGGATTAAACGACAAGATGGACGAGGCCACATACGCTCAGGAGATCGTGCGCTGGCTGAAACCATGGACGACGGTCTATCCCTTCCTCGGCACGATCTACGTGGACAGCGCCGCGAAGCTGTTTGTCAGGGCGCTGAAGAACGCGCTGGATGCCGCCAGACTGACGAAATTCACAGTCCGCAGCACCGACAAATCGGACGGTATTCTCCCCCGCATCGAGCTGGCCGAGACGCTGTTCGTCCAGGGCCGCTACAAGATATGCAGGGACATGACCAAATGGCATGAAGCCTATCAGATGGCGACGTGGGTTCCGGAGGATTACGCCAAGGGCGAGTGGGTGCGGCTGGATGACGGGAGCTATCCCATCGACTGTCTGGACAGCGCGGAGTATTCGTTCTATCCGCTCCTGCGGTATTTGATCTGATTGACGAAAGAAAGGTGAACACCGATGGCCAAGGGTGCTATTTCTGCGTTTCTCTCGCCGCTGCAGGCGTGGAAGGCGCTGCTCGATTATCGCGAAAAATACTACAAACGATACGCCGCTCTCTACAGCGGCGATTTCTTTTCTCTGGTCCACACGGCGATGCCCGGTTCGTTCTGGAACCGAAACGGCAAGTGCCGGATTCACGTGCCGATCGCCGCGGACATCGCCGCTACCAGCGCGGATTTGCTTTTCTCCGAAGCGCCGCGCTTCACGTGCTTCAACGAGGAAACGGAGAACGAGTGCGACCAGCATCAGGCGCGGCTTGATGAGCTCATGAGCGTAAATAACGTTCACAGTCTGCTCAATGAAGCAGCGGAATCATGCGCGGTGCTGGGCGACGTATACCTGAAGCTGAACTGGCGCCGCGATCTGGATCATCCCATCCTCACCATCACCCAGGGAGACGCCGCCTGGCCGGAGTACATCCTCGGGCAGCTCAGGTGCATCCATTTCTTCTCTGTCCTGCGTGATGACACGCAGACAGGCGGGAGCAGCGTCATTCGCGTCTATGAGCGATATGAGCGCGGAAAGATCACCATGGCCATTTTCAAAGGCGATCCAGGATCGCTCGGCAGCCAGATGACCGCCGCCGATCTCAAGGCCATCGGCTTTGATTCGGAGATTTCGGCGCCGGTGGATGAGATGCTGGCCGTTCACGTTCCGAACATGCGACCGAACCGCATCGACAGATCTTCCGCACATGGCCGCAGCGACTTTGAAGGCCTGCGCGGGCTCATGGATTCCCTGGACGAAACCTATTCAAGCTGGATGCGCGATATACGCCTGGCCAAGGCCCGGCTGATCGTGCCGGCTGAATACCTGCGCCGCAAGCCTGCTGACATGTTCGCCGACAACTCATATACCTATGAGTTCGACGAAGACGTGGAGACGCTGGTAGCGCTGGACATCGACCCGGAGCACGCGGGCGGCAATCCGATCACGCCAAGCCAGTTTGAGATTCGCTCCGCGGAACACGCTGCTACAGCTTCAGACCTTATCCGCAACATCGTCTCCGAAGCAGGATATGCGCCGCAGACCTTCGGCCTCAACATCGAAGGCCTCGCCCAGAGCGGCACCGCCCTGCATATCCGCGAGAAGAAGTCCTACAACACCCGCGGCAAGAAGGTGTCCTACTGGAAAGCCAGCCTCGAAAAGATTCTGACCGCCATGATCCATCTGGACGCGGCGCTTTATCCTCATGCCGGCAGCGACGGCGATCACGATGTGAAGGCGCACTTCGCCGATAACATGGCGAACGACATCTCCACCACATCGACGGCGCTTAATCTGCTCAACAGCGCCGCGGCCATATCGACGCAGGTCAAGATTCAAATGCTGCATCCTGATTGGACGAAGCAGCAGGTAGCAGAGGAAGCGGATCGCGTGATGGCCGAGTACGGGGTCGCCAGCGTAGACGCAGACGCACTGACCGGCGATTTCCACGAACCGGAAAGCGGAGAGGAAGACGAAAACAAATAACGGGAGGGATCATCCGTGGCGCGGTGGGGTTTCAATACAGGGCTCGACGGCCACCGGATTGAACCGTTGACCGAG